GTTGTTGTCGGTCGCATTCAAAATGATGGTTCTTGCGTCCATAAGCGGAACACCACGAATCGTCATTAAGGCTTCACAATTAGCCACGTCCTGATAAGCCGAAATGGCGGTCGATTTTGTAACAACAATCGAACCCTTTAATGCAATTTCTTCTGCCATAACCACATCCAAATCGGATGATAGTTTTTGGATTGTGCTATCAATAATCCTGTCCCTTTGTTGTGGATCATTAAGTTCAATCGCATTCATGGTGAATGCATTTGAAATTAAATCCGATGGGTCAGAATCATTAAAATCCAGAGTAGAAGGAACCGCCAGTTGCGTTCTGGTTGTGAAATCTGCATCAGCCAAAACTCGCCCTTTTACACTTCGACCACGATAAGCCAGTGGCCTCCAAATTTCCTGCGTGGTATTGTTACCGGTTCTGGCACCTGTCAGTTCCGGCATTTTGAACTTTGCTACTTGCTTTGCGGTGATGTTGTTGTCGTTGAATGAAGCAACGAGCTTGTCGAACATCACCCTTTCTTCTGATACAAAATCATTCATAATATTTGTTCCCTATGTGAACTCCTTACCAGACAGTATGCTTTGCCATTTCCACCTTTTCTTCTTTCCTATGTTGATCCATAAAATCGGAATAGATGGATTGGTCGTTCATATCCGTTGCCTTTTTCAGCATCTTGAGGCGTTTAGCCTCAAAACCTGTTGTGGCCCCGGGTGAACCCCCTGGCAATTTCTTGTCCGGGTTGGGAGTAGGTTTTAGTTTAGTTTTAGGCTTAAAACTGGAACCACTTGCACGTTCCAGCAATCGAACCACCAAGACATGCTTTTTGCTTTCCAATGCATCAGCCACATCAAAGGCCAGGTTTTCATCAGCACCAAGTCGATAAATAATCTTATCGGCATCCTCAAAATTGTCGATGATGTCCTTAACAGCATCCGTTCCAATAATGCTGATAACTGAATCTTCCTTTTCTTCATAGTCGCTGTTATTGTCCAAGGCTTTGCGATAATGCTCACGCTGTTTGCGTTCACTATTTCGCTGCACATCACCCTGGGCCACACTGTTCTGAACTGTCTTGTTTTGCTTTACAAATTCCTGTCTGATTTCTTCACGATTTTGGGCCTTATCAAAATCCCGTATTGCCTTGGCATATTTAGGATCCTGCACCCCATCTTCGTAATCATCAGGACTCGGTTCGACCGGTTTTTTGTCAGCGCCTTTCTGATTGTTCGCGAGTTGCATAATCTCAATTCGCTGGTTGGCAATGGCAAGCTGGTTTTCCAGTTCACGACTGCCTGATTCAGATTGGCTCAAATCACCTTTTAACTTTTTGATTCGAGTGCTGACTCTGTGCTGTGCAGACCGTTTGTTTGATTCTTTTTGGCCTGCCTCTTGATCACTTTCACCCTCAGATTGTTCATTTCCTTCCGAACCTTCCTCTTCCGAACCTTCATCCTCCGTTCCTTCTGATGTCTCGCCCTCTTCCTCTGGGTTATTTTCATCATCCGAAACTTCGTCTTCTTGTTCATTGGTTTCCTGTGACTCAAGGTCTTTGTCTTTCGGATCCATAATCATTTCCTTTCAAAAATATTGGCAATATTGCCCTCGTATTTAACGTTCCGGCAAACGGACTGGTTTTATGAACCAGGATTCATTGCTAATCTATCCCCAACTGTTCTTTTAACTTTCTTGATTTACTGAACAACTTTTCATTCCTTTCAAAGCGTTTGTTGTCAGCCTTGAAAACCTTATCTATTTGTTTTGTGACTTTCTTCAATTCAGCCAGTTTCTTGATTTTGGTGGCATCCCCTGATACCTGTTTAGCCTTCTTTGGTATTCTGGGATTCACACCCCTTGTTTTAGTTCCCATCAAGCTCTCCTTTCAACGGGTATCTGGTCTAGTGGTTTGAATACTGATTTCCTAATTTCTATCAAGGTTTTGGCTCGATTGATTTTAATATTTTCGTGCGCCTCTGCTTCCTGTATCTGAATATCAGACAGAGTTTTTCGGGTTTGAGCCGCTTTCAATTCCGCGCCCTTTATTTTCTCGGCGCTGGCCGCATCCAGGTTCCGGGCCTCTGATAATTGCTGTTGAGTCACGGCCTCAGCCAATTTCTTCTGTGTATCGTTTTGTTCACTGTTCTGTTGTTGTTGGGCCAAGAATTGTTTTTCCTCATCGGTTTCAGGCTCAACCGTACCCTGTAGCAACCTCATTCGCCGATTCAATTTTTTGATGGATTCTAAACCGGTTCCAGACATATTCTCGATCACCACACCACCTAGTTCCGGCATAAATTGTTGCATGGCCGGGATATTGGCAAATGTATCCATCATCCTCAAAGCAACATCCGTTGTTTCCTGCCTTTGAGTCTCATATTGTGGCCCGACATCCGAGTAAGCTTTGAACTTTTTGCCGCTAATATTATTGGTTTCGACAAAACGGCCAGTCTGTGGGTCTTGCTCAACTTTCATCAGTTGAATGGTGCTTTCGGATCCATCCTCACCAATAATCGTCATGATTCTTTTGGTTGAGTATAGTTCTGCGGCCTTGGATTCATAAACCACACCCAATCGCTCAATGCCTGTGCTGATATTTTCCATAACCGGTTGAGTCGTTAAATTCTGAACCTTCCTTGCTTCTTTGATGGCCTTGCCCGATGCATCAGGGTCTTTGACCTCAACAGGATTGATGCCGGTGAAACTCTGAATCAATGCCGGGATAGCGGTCATTAGGGCTGCTGTGCTTTGATCTAACTGCCCCGGCTCTAAATATCCAATGGGACCACCCCCTGCTATCGGATTGCCCTGTGCGTCTTTTAAGACGTTTGCCAGGGCATAGGCTTTGCTCGATATATTCGCCCAGATATCATCAAATCCCTCACCCTGCACTTGTTCCGGGTCAAAGATAGGTTTCCTATCGCTACTGGCTGCTGAATTTTCTGATAACTTCGATAGTAATTGGTTCAAAAGACGAGAAATATCTTTCAAATCCCTCACAAATCCCTTCCACCATTCAACGCCACTCACATAAATTCTTTCGCCATAAAACGGTACAACCGGAATAAATTTGCCTGATATCCTGCGCGGTTCCTCAAAGAACTTGTCACCATTAAAAACTGATTTCATTATCTGGTCGGTGACAACCTCACGCTTTCTGCGAAGAGTCAGACCCCTTTCCCGGATATCATCGACCATTTCCTCATTCTGCTTTTCGTTGAACGTTTCAATCTCACCGGTGCTGAAATTGTCGTAAACGAATACCATTTCTTTGGCCTCGACAACCTCATATCTGGTCGCAACAAATACCGCCTCTTGTTGGATCGTTATGTTGTTATCCAACGCCCTATTATGTGGCTGGTAGGCAGAAGTCGGGTCTTCACCCGGGAACTCTCTTAAAAATGCTTGGCGCGTATATCTCTTTAATACTGTGCATCGAGTAGCATCCGACTTATCAATTTCCTGTGCGCTATCATCCCAATACACTGAGTTGTAGGCATTAAATAGGGAACGCAATTCAATTCTCTGTAAATCGTTTTCTGGGTCGCCCGGATCCTCAAACCTTTCAGCCATAAGAACCGCACCATATCCCCCATGCATGACCTCTAAAACCGCATTATCAACCGCCTTCTTGCCAGTGCTTCGGTTCCGGAAATCAGCGCGCCACAAACCATTTAATAACCTGGCATCCTTATCCGATGTGTTTTCATCATCCCCAGGCTTGTAAACGACACTCACCCGGTTCATGTTCCATTCGGCGATCACATCCCTTAGAAACTTGGCTATCATCGGGAACTGCAATTTGACCTTGTTCTGCAGCTTCCTTTCAAAGAACCCATCCCACATGCCGGCAATGACATTCAGGAACCGCATATCATCCTCTGACTGGTCGCTCTGGACATCTACGGCCGCAGCATCATTGGTGATATCGAGCTTGAACCGTTCCAACATATCTTCTGTGGATTCGCCAATCTGCTCAACCGGTTTCTTCTTTGGCGCTACCACCCGGTCCTTTTTATTTTTTTTCTTATTTTTAGCCATAATTTTTTATGTCAGCTTCCATAACCAAGACCCTTGGAATCCGGAACCACAAACACTGTGGGCCTGGATATCGGGGTTTGAATTTTCATGTCTTTCTTGCGAGCCAATGCATCCAACATATCGTCATGCACTGGAACCGGGAACGCAATATACTCTTCATTTATAAAGACTTGCACCAAATCAATGACCTTTCC